AATATCAATCTTTATCCCCCTTTTCTTGTACTCAGTAATCATGTCCACAACCTTGAAACACTGCTCTTTCCATGTCTGCCAATGAATCTCAGTCCATTCATGTTCATAAACCGGAGAGAACATGATATTATAGCACTTATGATCGACAAGATATTTAATGTCTTCATAAAAGTGTCCGATTCTTTCTGGATATGGGGAAATTCTTACTTTATAAAAAGGCCACCTCTTCAAAGCCTGGATCACATTTTTCATTACAATTTTATGTGACCCTTTCCCGTTTTCTCTAACACGATATCTATCATGAGTCTCCGAAGTACCATCAAGACTTACCATAAAAAAGATTTTATGCTGACTTAAGAAATTGAATTTTTCAGGAGTTAAAAGTGTGCCATTGGTTGTCCCTCCAAATCGTACTCCAACTCCTTTAAGAACAGTTTGTTCTGTATAGAGTACAATCTTTTTAAGTAAATCCCATTCAAGTAATGGTTCTCCTCCCCAAAATGAAATATCAATAGCTCTCTGGTGATTTATTAATTCCTCATCCTTAGCTTCAACTGCTTGCTTGATAAGGAAATCCACGCATTTTTTTGCTGTGTCAAGACTCATCGTCTTATTTGTTTTTCCTCCCGTGAAACAATAAGAACACGCCAAATTACAAGATTGAGTCAAATTAAATGAAGCATTTACAATTGGTATCATTTTTATCTCCTTTACATGACCGATTCATAGTCTTATTCCCATCCTATCCAAGAAACTAAAGTCGTTGCATGATAGTGTAAATAACATGTAGCATTACAAGAACAGGCAACATATCCATAACATGTAGCATCGCAAGAACAAGCTACATATCCATAATCTGAATAGTAGCAAGTACATGAATACTCATATTCGGTACTATTACAATAACAAAGTTGAACAACTTGGTAAGCACTACAAGCGTAAGCTGTATATCCGCCCTGGCCATAACATGCTCCGTAACAAGTGCAAGAATATCCACTTAAAGCACAATTAGCTGGGCCTCCCGGCGCTATATGTACATTACATGGGCAAGTAAAATAATACTCCTGAAAATAACATACGCAATCAGTTCCTTCTTGGTGATAACAACCCTGGTTACAGGTACATGATCGAGACGTAGTGGCATACGCTGAATAACAGGTGCCATGACAAGTACACGAATAACCATGAGTAGTATTATTACAAGAACAAGCAGCATATCCATAACATGTAGCATTACAAGAACAAGCAACATATCCATAACATGTAGCATTGCAAGAACAAGAAGCCATTCATCTTCTCCTAAACCTGTATAAAATCAACTTGAATTGCAATCTGGGTAATATCTCCTGTCACACCAACAACCATAATTTCCAATTTATCTCCAGTTACATATGCAGTATTTTGAACTGCTCCTCCATCATACCAGGTATCGGCATTTACCAAAGATACCGCACTTGCTAAATGATTATCAGTTCCATTTAGTCTTGCATTTACGGTTGCTCCAGTTCCTCCAACTCGATATCCTCTAACATTTGTTACTACACAGGCACAAGTTGCATACCACACAATGACATTCATGGCAGCTAAAAAATCAACAGTATTAACTAATGTTCCGCCACGAACAAATACTCCACCTACTCCAAGCTCTTTCCATTCAGTAGAAGTGCCAATATAACGTTTTTCCGTATCCTCACAATATATTAGTCTTCGTTCATCTTGAGCAGCAGATACAAACTCTGGAAGAGTAGGAACACTTTGTATCTTTATATCACCTATATTGTCTTGTCCATAATGATCCATTGTATTTCCTTTATATCTTTATTTCTCCAGCAGCAATTTCTTCATAACCAGGCTTTAGGGCTATCAAATCTGCTCTAACAACTGGCACTTTTGGTTCCAGATCATAGGTATATAATGTACTTACCTGAAACCTTCCGTTGAACTGGGGTTGGATATATGCTGCATATTTTCTATCTGTATAATACCTGAAGCTATTTTCATTCCACCACGAACAATGAGTAGGATCTTGAAAGGCTCCCCGCCCATCGGTGGAAGGAACGTCGATAAACATAAACCCGCCAGGAGCAAGTACTCGATAAGCCTCATTCATAGTATGAATAGGATCTTTCAAGTGCTCAACAATATGAAAGGCACGAAGAACACCAACGCTATTATCAGGAATAGGCCAATCTACATTTAAATCACAAACAATATTGGCTATTTCCCTCTTATCTACAGTTTTATATCCCAATTTGGGATATATCCCTCCACCGAGATCCATCTTACTCAAATCCCCATCATCAGCCCACTTCTCAGCCATCTGATGTATATACTTCCGATATAACATTCGAGCATTCTTCTGAACCTCAGAATTATAGACTTTACAAGAATTATTTGTATGCATTCTATACATATACAAACACTCATCAAGGAATTTAAATCCTTTCGCTCCATATTTAATATAAAATCGACTGCAAAGATCCTGATCATCACATATCATCATTTCTGGATCATGCCCACCCACCTCAAGATATGAAGACTTTCTCCAAGCTTTCAAATGATCGGGTTGCCAATATATTAGACGAAAATTCTGAGCACAGGGTTGAAAATCTCTCATCTCCCATAACTTATGGCCTTGGTATATAAACTCACGCTTCTTCCATCCCCAATGCGCAGTAAAAAATCTACTTTCCCACTTCTCATTAAAATCTGCATTGTTAGAATAAGCATAATGAATAGATTTGTCTTCAAATGCCTCAATCACTTTTGCGAGAGCGTTAGGAAGTAAAAAATCATCTCCATCCAATTCCAAGATAATTTCTGACTCTGCTATAAAATTAAGAATCCGCTTCAAATCACCAATAGAGTTTCTCGGTTTATCATTTTGATATTGAGAGACTCGCACACGAGAATCCTTTGCAATATCATTAGGTAATTTTCCTCCAGCATTTTCCAGGATATACCAGGTCCAATTCTGATAAGTCTGAATGCACAAGCTATCATATGCCTCTCGAATAAAAGGGACATGACTTACTGGAAGTGGTGTTGTTATTGAAATCATTTTATCCTTAATATTTGATAATATACATTACATTCACGTTGATCGGGCGGGTTTCGTTGCCGCCGGTAGAGCCAACAGCAAGAGTCTGATCGTATGAGGCAACTTGAGAAATTCCAGTACTACTTCCTCCTACGGAGGTATTCCCAATCGGGTGCGTGTGTGCCTTAAACCCATCCGCCTGTACCGTCCCAACATGATCCCCGGTTTGCCCACCTGCTGCCTGTGCGGTTCTTGTCGCCCTGTCAGGATCGTTTGCCGCCGCGTGATCCCAGCCACGAGCAAATTTACCTCTTAGATCAGGAATATTAAAACTTGATCCGTCAGCTGTTCCATAATTTGTTCCAATCACAGCGAACAAATTAGCATAAGTAGTACGATCAAGAGATGCACCATTGCACTCCAACCAGCCATCTGGAACAGTTTCATAAGCAACTGACTTAATATCTCCTATCACACTGCCTGCAATACCAGGATCTCCCTGGTTACCTTGGTTACCTTGGTTACCTTGGTTACCTTGAGGGCCTGGAATGTCTGAAGTCCCTTCATCTCCTTGGTTACCTTGGTTACCTTGGTTACCTTGGTTACCTTGGTTACCTTGAGGGCCTGGAATGTCTGAAGTCCCTTCATCTCCTTGGTTACCTTGGTTACCTACTTTTCCTCCTATGGAAATAACGGCATATCCTGCCACAGCCTCACTAAAAGTAATTATTAAATTATCTCCATCAATAAATGTCACGTTTTGTGGAATTATTGATTGATCACCAGCATTAATAACCTCTACCACAACATACTTTGATCCAAGGTTGTGAGTTACTGTCCAAGTGGCACTTGCCACGGCTTGGGTATGCCAATATCCACCACTCCATTCTCCAGGGGTACCTTGATTGCCCTGATGGCCTTGATTACCTTGATCCCCTGGATCCCCTTTAATACTAACACCCGGAGCACCTGGATCTCCTTTTACATTTATTATCCCATATGCCGAGCCCGCAGTCCTAAGACTTTCAATTATTGCAACTGCTTCAGCAGTAGAAGACGCTTCATAATACTCAGTATTGTCTCCCCAAACCAGCAGGAACAAAGTCCCTAAATTTGTATCATCTGGAAAATCTGTATCTGCAGGAGCAGCTCTTACAATATAAGCATTGCCTATCTTTAGATAGTCATATTGGGAAAGAAAATTTGCATCAGGATATTCATCTGTGAGCAAGGGAATGCTGTCTAGGAGTACTGTTCCAGTAGCACTATCCTTTATACGAAGAGTCCAATACTCACCAACTTCATTATAAGAGAGAAAGAATTCAAAAACAGCATTACTTCCATTAACAGATAATGTTACCGAAAATGTATGGTTCGGTGAATTAGTAAGAGGAATCTTCTGCATTTCTTCTCTCTTTCAACAGCTTACCAATTTGCTTCAACATCAAAAGCAACAATTTGCTCGGTGGTCATCCCTTCAACTTTATCTTTTAATTCCCATGATATATTGTAAATTACTTGCCCATATTGAGATATGGCAACAGCCATAGTAAGCATTTGAGCTGGAGTCATATAATGAGTAACATTGGCAGAATCGCGGAATACCATGATCGGTTTTGTCTCTCCAGCACCTTGAAGAATCAAGGCTGCCATTACATTCGTCTGGATATTTCTGACATCAATTAAATCTCTTGTTTGCACTATCCCAGAACCATCAGGAAAATTATATGGCACTCCTTCTGCGATTCTTTTCTCTCTTGCAGCACCAACTTCTTCCCTCTTCTTTTCAATAACCAACGATCTGTTCAAAACCCATGCAGAACCGTTCCATGTAGACTGGGGAACAAAGGTCTTCAAAGTCCAACCAGAGGCAACCTGTCCAAGCTCTGTTACGATGGCAGATTCTCCCGCCCCATCTGTTTTCCAAATAGTTTTGCCCCTATTATCGGCAACATATGCCCATTTTCCTTTTTCATAAATCCTAGCCTTCCCACTGACAGCCAAAGGAGGAGTCTCTTCCGCAGCATATGCAGGAATTAAATAATTTTCAGCATCCCTAGGGTCTCGCCGAGCATTGCTTTCACTTAAAAACTCTCCTGTTACAGGATGATAATTGTAGATCTTTTTCATGATTTCATCTCCTTTTCTTTAGTATTTAATACAATACATCACATTGGCATTGATAGGACGAGTTTCATTACCTCCAGTAGACCCCGTTTGACTACCATCATCAGCACATGTACTGCCTGCCGACTCAAAATAATTCAAGGCAGAAACATAATCTCTAGCAGAAGATGCATGTCGATGTGCCTCAAAAGCAGCCGCCTGAACAGATCCTACATTATCTCCGGTATTGCCACCTAAATTACAAGCTGTTCTTGTTGCCTTATCAGGATCTCTTGAAGCTCCATGATCCCAACCTCTAAGGAATCTTCCTCTTAGGTCGGGAAGATTGAAATGGGTACCGTCTACAGCTCCCCACGCAAATCCTATTTCAGCAAACAAGTCTGCATACGAAGTTCTTAATAAAGAAGCTCCATTACATTCAAAAAACCCATCTGGCGGAGTTATTCCTCCAAAAGGTTTTATAAATCCTACTTTGTCGACAGCTACCGCATTTATAGCAGTCACAAAATTGGCAACCACCAATGCTGTTGCTTGATCATCCTGAACATCCACACTGCCATATGTCGCAATAAATTGAGCAACGGCTTCTGCAATAAAAGACGACTGTTTAGCCATTTTATTGGCAAAATCAGCCCTTGCAATTCCTGGCTGATGACCAATTGTCCTCTGGACATCTACATTGAACTCAGCATCATCAAGAACAAGAGCCGCTACATCTCCCGCAACTTTATAGATATAATTCGTTCCCATTTATTCCTCCTTTAAGGTGATCCTTCATCAAACGTATAATTTATTGCCACTCCTGCTGGCTTAAATGGAAGTAAATTCTCTTGCAGAATATACTGGATTGCCGCAGGGATCGTATTTCCTATTACAGTTATGTTAGCAGTCATATTTTGATTGTCAACAATGCTTATTGTTAGTCCTTCTACCGAAAATATCGCATCCCAAGCTTCATATAATTCAGGAATAGTTCCTTTCCAGGAATTCTGGATTATCTTAAATTTTAATATTTGACGATAGGCATCATCGGGCAGAATTGTCATACCTTCTTCATAAATATCACGAGGATCTCGCCAGGAACCTTTATTCCAACCCTTTTCCAGTTCAGGAGGAGACTCTCCTTCATACCAGGTAAACCATATTCCTTCAATGGGCACCCTGATATTTCTTGAAATACCAATGATTACTCCCAATGTATCAAGCTGAGGACCAACTGCATTATCTATATCGAAGGCACCATTTATCAAGCTGGAAGCTCCTGTGATTTCAGCCATTCTTGAAATAAGAGCATCCATCCAAAGAAGGAACTTCTCACTGTTTTGATACTCGCTTGTGATAAAAGAAAGATAATTTCTGTCTATAGCCATTTTTATGTCACCACCAGCTCAACGTCTTCAGGAGAATCACCTACAGAGCAAACAGCAGCTTCATTGAAATCTATATTGACATTCTCTTCAAGAAGAGGGCTGTCTCCATCCCTGCCAAGCTCTAAGGAGGTTATAGTAAACGTCTCTCCTTCAGCTGTGCCCCATAAAGATGCCGCAGCAATCAGTTTTGTATGGACAACATCTTCACCAACATCTAATGCTGTGATATAATCTGCAATAGCTTCTTTTATTTGCTCTCCTACTACAGCACTGTATCCAGTTAACGAGGCGATGGTTATTCTAACAGAAATTTCCACCTCAGTAACTCGATAGAAATATATAGTGTGAACATTGCCACCAGCATCAGTAACTTCTTCATTGACATCTCCATATGTACCTGTGCCTAAAGTCTTTTTTAAGAATATAGCTTCTGCAATATCGGCAGACTCACCACCTTCAACAACGATACAGATAGAATGAGCAGGAACACCATTGGCATCTACAACCCCTGTATCATTTTCATATCCTTTCGTCCGACTAACACCTTCAACACCAGCCACCGTGCCGACCAAGGTATCCAATGGAGATACAGACGATATCGCGGTAGAAACTTGCTGCCTTGCTCTTAACTGAGAATCTTGTTCAACAGGAGAACCTATTGAAGCGGCATCAGGATTATTAACTGTTGCCCATCCAGATTGAGGAGAGCCAATCCTCGTAATCGTATTCGCTAGTGCAGCTAAAGCTCCTGCATCTTCAGCGGTAGCTGTTACAGTTATAGCCCCTCCCGTAGGAATGGTTACAGAAGCTGGTAAATTCCACACTCTCCTGCTTGCATCAATAACATTTCCATTAAGTATGGTAATGCCGACTGTTCCTGTTATGTCTACATCAACTGTTGAATGAGAAGATGCTTGTCTAGTCATACCATTGATCTTCACCACTTGGTCAAGGCCGCTCCCAACAGCAGTTATCGGACTACGGCTGTTATAGGCATACTGGGCAGCTTGAAGAGAGTCATATATCATTAAAGCAAAAACCGAAAGTTCCTGATAATCAGTTGTATCAACCCCAAGGTATATGTCTTCCCCATATACTGCTTGCTTTTGAGCAATTAACTCTTCAAGCACGTCTGCATAAGTAGGGATGGTCAAGCCTGCAATTCCGATACTGGGTGCTACGTACGACATCTTCTCACCTCTCTTTAGACATTTGTAACTATAAGAGTACCAAATTCAGTATTTACAGTTGCCTCACATTCATATCCTCTTGATGTTGAATTAAATTCGGAAACAAACTTCACTATTCCTATCACGTGCGGAGACCCTAGAATATTAGTCTGGATCAATCTGTCCACGACTGCCTTGCTTGTGCCCAGCTTGCCAAGAATTCTTTGAAACATTGGCACACCTTCTTTTAAGTTCTCCCACCATTCACCTTGCCAAAGTCTTAAACGAGATTCTATGATCTGTATTACCGCTTCCAGATCAAAAATATAATCATCAACCCCAGATCCATAAACAGGGTCCCAATTTTCATCAAGGCGACGAACTCTTATAGTACTCATTTACACAACTCCTTCAGTAGGATTACCACCAGGAGTAACTCCACTATGCACATGATCAAGGAACATCCTACCTTCAATTTCTACACCAGCAGCGGATACAATTATAGACTTGCCGCCAAAAGCAAGAGTTAAAGCCTCTTCTGATAAAGATACTTTATTCTCACCATCTTCATTTCTGAGTTCTATCGCATCTGTGCTATAATTCTCTATTACATCAGGCTGTGCTTTCACTCCCAATATCGCGAAGCCATCAGAGAGATCATGTCTTCTAAGGGATTTTTGATCTCTTGGTTCACCTTCTTCTCCTTTACCAAATTCCCACCAGTTATCAATGCACGTGTCCCCGAAGACGATTAAGCATTCATCTCCCTTCACTATCGGGAGAGTAAGATGAAACCTACCAGCAGAAGGAATACATATTGGGACATCCACAAGAATAGGAACTGGAAGCGAAGCAACGTTATCCCCATGTTCTTCGACAAATTCATCTGCATCACACTTTATCAATTCTTTAATGGCCAATTGAACCACCACAGTCTGTTTTTCCTCATTAAACGACTGGATTATGCCTGGAGAACATACCCTGAGTTCAAAGTCAAAGTTCTCAAACTTCCTTTCCAACGCTTCTTCTCGCAATTGTAATCGTTCAGGTATGGAGATCATCCCAGTCCCCACTTTCCTTGTTTGGCATTCAACATTGATGGAGCATCTGCTCCTTTAATCCCCAGCTGTATCGGAATCTTGCCTCCAAAACCATAACCAACCACATCTGTATACCATGCATTTCCCCTGGTATCTCCTATATGCCGAACGCCGGCAACTTTAAAGAATCCATCTATAGGAATTGCCGACAGAGGTTTCCCAATCACAGCCTTTTGTTGATTCACCTTAATAGAACTCAAATCAAGCTTCACCCACTTTGGAGGATTGGCTAATATTAAATTTGGATTCAATAAGGTCCTAAAAGTTATCCCGTAATCAATTTGCTGAGGAGTTCCTATAAGACCGTTACCAGCCCTAACATCTATATATTCCCCTTTCACAGGATCGCTTAAAGTCCCTACTTGGAGAGTATCGTCCAACATAAACATGATAGAATTATTTGTTTTTACCTCTTCTCTTAATGCTCGACTAACGCTCCCAAAGGTTGTACACCCTCTAACAACGTGACCTTCTTCTATTACAGGCTCCACCTCATTCCCGTCCTCATCTGTCTCTTCAGGGGCAACCAGTGGAGATATCCTCCCTACATCAATCTTCCGGTAAGATCTTGCAGCAACACTGTTTAAAAATCGTCTATGACTATACCGTTCCATTGCCTGACTAATAAAGTTCTTCTCAAAAAGTTTGGCACCGTCCATACACAAGAGAGTGATCTTGTAATCGACAATGTCCTCTCTGTCCACCCTCACCTGAAATACCAAGCCGCTAAAAATTTTATTATAGTTTTTACCTTCATCAGCCCCTTCAACATACCCAGCATAGAATTCAACTCTTGCTCCTTCTGTAATCTGGTCCCATGAAACCGCACCTTCCTCTGATTCAGCATTTTCAAACATAGGGTTGTATATTGTAAACTCAGAGAGATACCAACCCTGATATCCTGGGTAGTTTACGTCAAAGACACATTTTAACGCTTCATAACCAGAAAATCCGTGATTGCCCACTTGTAAAACAGAACCGTCAAGGCATTCTATCGTCAACTCCCATTTTCTTCCGTAATAAGTTTTGTCCACTATTCTATATCCTAAGTGTAATCAACGACAGCAGTCTGCCCACCCTGTGTTCTCCCAGTAACTTGTGGAAGTGCTCCTGGGCCAGGTTGATCTGCCACTGCTGCAACAAATATCTGTTGGAAAGTAGCCATGCATTTTAATCCGTGCTTTGTTCGGGCATCATCAGGAGCACTCACAAAGGCTACAACCATGTCATAATATGTTTTCAATCTTGTCGTTATTATTAAAGGAATTCCATAATTTTTCCAATCAACCAACATCTGGTATGCCTTTACCGAACGTGTAGGTTCTGAAACATCAGAGCCCCATTGACCGAAAAGATACCCTTCCATAACATCACTCATGCCTATTTCCATTGTCAATTTGGCAGGCAGAGCGTATGAATGGTCTGTTATATTTGCACCGGTCTGAACAGGGTGCTGAGTTATTCTTTGTGACTCATTATGTTCAAGCTTTATGACTGCGTCAAAGACCCAGTAATTCCCTTCCTCGTCCTCAATAAATGTCTGAGGAACTTCTAGATCATTCGTAAAAGGTAATCCTGATATAGATGCAGGAGGAGCCATCGCAGCCACCATAATACGCCACGGCGTATATTGAAGGTCTGTAAAATCTTGATATCCACTCATTCTCATGGAGCAACTCCCGCTGTTCTCATAGTGAGGACAGCATTCCCAGCAGCAGCTTTTCTCACGATATCCTCAAAACGCCGCTCTTGCTCTTCATTGGTTAGTCCGTATAAATTTATTGCAAATTGATTATTATTGGTTACATCTGGTTCTTTTGAAGATGTGGGTTGGATAGCTGTATCAGGAAACTTAGATATACCAGGAATGCCTTTTTTCTCTCTGCCATATTCAAGCCCAACACCATATTCTTGTTTAAATCTTAACACATCCTCGACATATTTTTCTGCGTATGAAGGAATACCTCCTCCATACTTATCCATTTTTGTTTCACCTATATGATACGCAGCAATAGCTTTTGCTTCATCTTTGTATTTATCAAGCATCTCCTTATAATAAGACGCTAACTTCATAATATTTTCTTTAGGGTCAAAAGGGTCCTTCATATCTTTGGTGTGCATTGGCATTAACTGACCCAACCCCTTTTCTCCAAAAGCTCCTACTGCCTTAGGATCAAAACCACTCTCCTTCTGGATTATTGCCTTGATAATAATGTCGTCAAGTTTATACTTTTTGGCAGCCTCGCTTATTATTCCTCCAAACTTGGTATCCTCTTTTTTTGGAAGATAAGCTTCATATTCATAGTCACCTGCGATATAATCTCCTTTTCTACTTTTACGTATGCTATTTATCTTATTTTTCATTACTTGTAAACCCGTTCCTCCTGTATATCCTTGCTCTTTCATCCACTCTTCCATCCTTTGATCCACACTTTTAATTTCCTCTATTTTTTCCTGCCTGACAGGTCTTTTTCTCTCCTTTGGAGCAAAAGGATCTGTTACCAACACCCACTCACCTTTTTTATTCTCATAAAATTCCGATTCTTTCTTAACTCTCCCCTTCTTTAAATCCTCCTCCTTTCGTTCCACAAGACTCTTAAAATATTCAGCTCCCTTTTCTGGCTCCCATTGTTTATCAATACCTCCTATTGCTTTTAAATAAGGCATAAGCCACGAAGGTAAACTAATACCCTGTCCAATTTTTTCTTTAAGTACATCCCAGGTAAAAATAACTCTTTGAATTCGTGTTATCACTCCGAATAAACCTTCAAGTAAAGCATCCCATACAGGTGCCAGCACAGGGCTTGATGCTGTGCCATCAAGATAGGCATAAAAATCTTTCATTGCTACCAAAGCAGCGCTGATGGCTATAAAAGCCTTGGTAACAGGACCACCAATGACAAAAACCGCTGCTATAGCTGCTCCCCATGCCACCCAAGCTTCCTTCCACACACCTGGCAATTTACTATGGAGTTCCTTCATGTCGGTGAAAAGATTCACAAAAAAGGTGAGAAGTTTGTCTCCCTTCAGGAGAAAATCAGCTATCCAACCAGCTATCTTTTCGGATATTCCCGGCATATTTTGTATGATATAATCATTCAGTTTTACAGCTCCTTCTTTTATTCTTTTAATAGGCTCTTCCAAATGTTTAAAAAGAGCAGAACTAACCCACTGCATACCGTATGTTGCCTCAACCTTCAAGCGTGTAAACTCCTGCCTGATGCTACGGAGATACTTAAATTGAGCATCAGCATCTTTTGGAAGAGCCATCTTGCGAGCATCCTCCATTAAGGATCTATATCGCGCGGTCAATTCAGGTATCCAAGCTATATCATCATAAGACTCTCCCATAGCATCAGTGACAATCTTGAACTCTTTTGCTATATCCTTTGCCATAAACATCTTCAAAGCAAACTTTTCATACCCAAGATCAGCCATAGAAGTTTTATCGAAAAGTTTAACTGTTGCAACTGTCACTGTGGTAAAAGCTGCAGCAATAGCTTTTGCTGCTGTAACAAAACCAGCTGTTGCTTGAGAAAATCCAACAGATGCCCACCGGGAGTCCGATGAAATCTTTGCCGAAGTGTCTTTAACTCCACGTTCAACCTGCTTCAGAGAATCCTTCATCTTGTTGAGCGAGACAGCATCAACCTTGAAGCCAAGACCTATTAAATAATTTTTTATGGCATTTTCATCTGGCATTTTATACTCTCTAAAATCACGTCAAATTCAGCCTTACTTTTATCATTCTTTAGATAAAAGCTTGTCAGAGACGATCCTCAACAGGAAGTTCGTCAAACATAGAAGTTTCCTTTTTTCCCATTTTATCCAGCAAACCAATTAAATCTGCCATCTTTAATCCTCCTTTATAATGCTTTTATCTGCAATCGTTTATTTCTCTTTTCGGCGTCTCATTTACTATCCTTTTTGATTGGAATAATACTCCCTGGCACGCATCTTGTTTTCTTCTCGAACACCAACCATTTCATGCCAATCGAGTAAATCATCAAAATCATATGTCCCGTCCCACAATTGGTGCTGCTGCCATTCTCCCAGCGAAACAGGAGCAAAGGCAAATCCATCTATGTTTGCACATCGAACGGGATCAAACCCTCGAAGGTCTTCGCTGATTCCTTCAATGCGTTTCCGTCGAAAAAACTTGTCATGTTGAATAGTAAAACATGAGAGATCAAGGTCATGACCAGAAGAGAGTCATCTTCCAGATCCCCTACAGCCCATCTACCATTTGGCAAACGAAGAGGAGCATCTAAAGTCTGCTCTCCCACCACCTGTATAAGAGAACAAACATGTAGACACTCTTCTTGAATTTCTCTGAATTCTTGTTTTGATAAAGTCCCAATTTCGGTCGCTATTGACATCGCCACGACAACAGTATTGATCTTATTCCCTGAAGCGAGTTCAAAAGCAATATGGGATAGTTTGGACATCAATTTTAAAGCTATATAGCTCCCTGTTAATGCATCAAACTTCTTGATTTTCCATCTACGATCAAAGATCGTAATTTCCCTCTCCTTTTCTTTGACTGGCATTATACAAATCTCCTTTCATTTGTTTGCCTTAACCTTAATTAAAACGGGACAGCTTCTATGTCAGCACAAAGCAGAACCCATGTGACCATCTCACCTTGTTTCCGATATGGCTTGTCTCCAATCTTTTGGAAACATACACCAAAAAATGAATGGCTTGTCTGGTCCGCAAGACTTCTGAGAATACCTGCCCCCTGAGCCCAAAGAGAAGGCGGCCCCACAATCAATGCATTATACATTGCAAGCAAGAACTTATGGGCATCTGAAACCTGCTGAACAGAAAGAGTCAAAGTCCCATGATTGCCTGCCACCTTTGAAACCATTATGGCACCATCAGCTGCGGCTTCCATAACCGACCTCGTCTCTGTCATTGCCACCGTCACTTCACCAAGCCCATATCCAGTCAACGTCAAAGCTCCAGTTGGGAATGCCAGGCTGACAATACAGTCCAAAAAACTATAAGTTTCCATCAGTTGTACCTCCTAATTTAATTGACTCTTTCATGCGGCTAGTCTTTTAGCCTGTCTATTTTCACTTCGAGTGATTAGTCTTTTCCTTATTGTCTCTTGAGACTTCGGAATACCCTTCATCTTCTCACTCCTCTTACGATTTGACTCCTCCGTATGGACAGTCGGGATTCCTAAGTTCCACGGAATCTGACCTTCCCTGAAGACTCCTGGAGAATCAGACTTCTTGTGAATCTCCGCACACATTGCAACCCTTAAATCAGTCTCCTTTGTAAGTCCCTTATTCCATGCCGTCTTTCCTATTTTCTTCTCAGATTGAGATTTAATAGACGGATGACTCTCCTTCGTGAGACCTTTATTCCAAGGAATCTTCCCTTTCATAAATCCTTTCAGACCTTTATTCCATGCTGGGAATCCACTTGACTTACCTTTTTTAGGAGAAGGCCTACCGAGCAGTGAAGTAGATCTACCTTTACGAGTTTTACTCATTTTCTTCCTTGTTTCTTCTGTGCATACTTGAAGAGCTCTCTTTTCTTTTATGATCCTCTTCGTCTCCTCTGTGTGAAAATGAGTTCCTTTTGTGGGGCTCTTCCAACCTTTTGGATGGCCATCCCCTCCCGGAGTCAAATTATACCCTTTAGGACTGAGACAATCGTATTGGACAATATAAAATCTCTCTCGCTCATTAAGATCACATCCTAGAGAGCAATCTTCTAAGACAGAAAACTCAAAGTTCTCCTTACCATATTTTCGTATGGCGTTGTAAAAGGCTGATTTACCCCCTCTTCTTGCAGAACAGATATGACTCCATTGTCGGACCTTGAGACCCCTGACAGTCTTTCCAACATAGAGTTTACCGTTTATTAAGTTTTTAGCCTTATAGACTATCATTTTACAAGATCCTTAATAATCTCAATATCATCGGTTCACATACACGCCGATTATAATTGAGTGCATGGCCCCGGCCAACTTGACAGCAACATACAAACTTGGACTTTTCCTGAGCTGTCGAT